ACTTTATGTTGGATATTTACATCAAAAACAATGTTCAGAGTAAAATAGACGAATATACTCAAATATTAGAATATTTACAAGGTAAAGAAAAAAATGAAAAATGATTTAAATATATTAGAATATACTATTAATTGAAGTGTATTACCTGTGTAATTGTAATATTTGTAATGAAATTTTGCAATCTTTGCGGATCGCGTCTAATTCCACAAACTACACAAGGAACACTAAGTTTTAAATGCGAACGATGTATGAAGAGCGTTCCTGCTTTGCCAGTAGATTCCCTACGTAGTAACATCGACTATGAAGCAGCCGAATCTAGTGAGAAATACGAGGTAATGGAAAATAATGCACCTGTTGATACCGCAGGAAAAAAAGTTAAAAAGCAATGCCCAAATTGCTCAATGCCATATCTCACGCATATTTATGTAGGCGGTGCCCAAATCAGCAAATATGTATGTGAATGTGGGTATAAGGTATTGAGCAAGTTTTATGGAAAGTAAAAATGTTTTTGCGCACTTAAGATATTATCATTAAATAAAGGAGTTTTACCAGCAGCTTCTAACTGTTCACTAAGATTAATAACAGCAGTGCGAAATGATAAATCTTTCACATATAAAAATCCAATATATGTGGAACTATTTAGTCCATGCGTGGATATATATTTTTTTAAACTACTGCATGTATGTGTTGTATTTGTTGCTAAATATAATTGCATTTCTACGGTTACATCTGTGGAAGACTCCATCTTAAAAACTTCTTTTTGATAATTAACAGTAGATGGCATTTTTTCAAACATAACTGCTTTTAGCAAATAATATTTAGATGTTTTAGACATTTCAGACGTATCCCAAAATAAGTTACTAAATTTCAACGTAAAACAGGTGTATTTGGTTAACAGTTTATACATTATAAACGTACCTCGTTGCATTAACCACCAAACAATTGTGGCAGTTTGATCAATGAAGTTTTTGAACATTATAGTTGTATATGTGATCAAAGTAGTCAGGTGGAAAATTATGCTCTCCATTTTCGAGAGAAGTTAAGTGTATAATTTTTATATATAAATTTAATGTATAAATTCAATTTTAAAATTGAATTCTAAATAATTATATATATAAAATGTCGGACGACGAATATGATTTTGAAGACAATGAACCTGTAGAAGATGACGAAGAAAATTCAGTCACAGGGGTAATCGATTTAGCACAAACAAACGATATACCCGCAGAATTTGAGAATGATGAAGTTGATGATATTGAAGTAAATGAAGAGCCCACATTTGAAGATGATAAATCCGACGATGGCGCAGTAGACGAGTTTGACGAACAGGATTTTGATAATATTGATAAAGTGGTAACCGAAAATACTTTAAGAAAGACAACAATTATTGTTGACCCTAATCAACGAAAAACTTCCAATATAATGACAGCTTTTGAATTTACAGAGGCCAAGGCCATTCGGGCTTCTCAAATCGAGCGTCGCCAAAACGTATTGACTAATGTCGACGGCCTTGATGATGCCGAAAAAATGGCAGAAAAAGAGTTATATGATGGTAAATGCCCACTTGTTCTTCGTCGTAAAGTAGGAGAAAAGCATGAAAATGATCAACTCTATGAATATGTTGAATTTTGGGACGTAAATATTATGACAAAACCTGTTATGCGAGATTAAATAATATTTCATGTTTGTTATCGCGGCTTAAGATTAAATTTTTATTTTTTGTTCATTATTCCCTTACACCTGCATGTCCGGCGTTAGCGATGCCACAAATGCACCCACCATATATAGTGTATTTGTGAAAATGTGTCTACAATACCACATCTAATTATTCAATTAAAAAATATATTATCGTTAGTTAGCGTATAGTAAGTAAGTGTACAAGGTATACTTACGATTAGTGTTTTGAACCTTATTTATTAAAATAATTGAAAATGTCGGTTTGTGAAAATGATCCTTTACCGGATACTATAATTTCTAAAGATGGCGAAATTTATCTTGAAAATGGTCTTACTGATGAAATGGATAAAGTAATAACAGATGAGATTATTCAAAAGAAAACTAGTAAAAATATTAGAGATTTAAAGGCCTTTATTGATTCCGATGTCAATTTTATTACACAAAAAGGTGATCAATCTACAAACATTATAGAATTATGTGAAAAAAGAACATTTCATATCTCAGAATCTAAATTGCAGAAATTCTTTACTTTATTGGATGAATGCCATAAAGAGAACGCTATGATCCACTGGCAAGAACGACAAAATGCCGCTTCCTCGGGTATTATGTTGGATTTTGACCGATATCAAACTAACCCTACAAGATGTATTACTGAGCGCCATTTTATTAAATTAGCAGTGAGTTATGTTAAACTTCTTCATGAATGTATTGACTTTAAGCCTTATGTGCAGAATAACCATGATTTCCGAATCAAGGTGTTTTTCATTGTAAAGCCAAAAGTCGAAATAGCACAAAATAGCAAGTATAATGGTAAAGGACCAATTTATAAAGATGGGTTTCATATTCTTATTCCGGAAGTCCGCATAGACCGCGGCCTCAAGCGTTATGTTCAGGACCAACTTATTTCGAGGGGGATTTTTCGTAAAATTTTTGGCGACATTGATTGCAATTTACAGTCTGCAGATGAAATGTTTGATACCAATTCTTCGCATGTTAATGTGTGCTTTTTGGGCAATTCTAAGCCCGGCAAGTATTGTTACGTGCTAAACTATGGGATCGATGTTACATTAGACGTAGAATCCGGCGATTGCAACACCACACAAATTAATCTATCTGCTATTTCAACCCGATGGAACTTGGTTTATGAACTTTCATTAAGCTTTTATTATGATACAACACTCTCACCAAAAGGCGATCTTAACCCTTCTTGGTTGCTGAAGCGTCATTTTAACTATAAAAAGTCTCTCGAAGGCGAAATTCAAAATACAATTGAACGCGGTGTGGTTGTAACTGATGATATGAAAAATACAAATGAAGATCTCAATATTTTGTCCATTCAGGATCCCGAGGTTACCGTAATTAAAAAATTGCTGTTGTTGCTTGATCCTAATTTTGCTCGAGACTATCATTCGTGGCGCGATGTAGTGTTTGCTATTGCTGATGCTTCGCCTAATTATAAACCACTTGCACAGTGGTTTTCTCAGCAACGCAGGCCGCAATCATGGAATGCTGCTCAATTTGAGACTCTATGGGATGAAGCGACCAATCGTAAATATAACGGATCTCCAATTACTAAACGATCATTATATCATTGGGCACGTGAATGCAATCCTCAAAAGTTTAAAGAGCTGCTTAATCATTCGTATCATCAAATATTATATGTTTATGCTCTTCAACACGAAGGCCAGATTGAACAAGGTATGGTTGCTAATTTGCTGCATAATATGCTGGGTAATAAATTCGTTGTTGATGTATTTGGTCTTTCATCAAAACGTAGTCAATATGCGTGGTTTGAATTTGTGGTGCCGGGTCAGCAAATGAAGCGCGGTCAAGTTTATAAGTGGCGCGAAGAAGCCGATCCTGATGTTATCCATTTGTATATGCAAGAACACTTGCAAAAAGTATATGGACAGATTTGTGATAAGATTCGCGACAAACGAGAAGAATCGAAAGACAATGATCAGCACTTGAAATTCTGGGCCAAAGTTGAGAAAACGTTTAAATCATATACAACTAAATTATACAATAATACATTCCAGCAAGGCGTTATCAAGCAGGCCATTTATCGATTTCGCAAGCGCGGATTTATTGAGGAGCTAGATAATTATGATAATGTTATTGGCGTGGCTAATGGTGTATTATATCTTGGTACGCCTATTAAAATGATTAAGGGTTTTCATGAATATAGAATAAGCAAAAGCACAGCTGCTGAATATTTTCCATATGACCCTAATAACCCAAATATTAAAATTCTAGAGAAGGCGTGGGATGATACATTTCCTGAGCCGGATGCTGCTTGGTTTTGGAGGTTATATTACAGCACCTTTGTTTCGCCGGCTGAAGTAGATGCATTGTGTGGAATTCAAGTAGGTGGTGGTTCTAACGGAAAAACCGTATGGTCAGAATTATCAGCAGAAGCACTCGGTGATGATTACTCTATTAGTGTGCCAATTACTTTGCTAACAAACGAGCGCGAAAAGGCCAAAGAAGCAAACAGCGCGTTGATGAGTTTGGTTGGCAAAACTCAAGTAAGATTCAGTGAGCCAAACGGCCCCGAAAAGTTAAACTCCGGTCGTTTCAAGGAAATGTTTGGTCAACAGAAAATATCAGGCCGTGGCAACTATGGAGATCAATCAAACTTCAAAATGACAGCGTCGCCAATCGTTGTATCTAACTATGATTTTATTGTAGATTCGTCGGATGAAGGTACTTGGCGCCGTATGCGTTATTATCGCATGAAGATGACATTTAAAACTAATCCTGATCCTAATAATCCATTTGAAAAACTGCGTGATGAGCGATTTCAAAGTGTGTATAAGAATGACCCTGACATGTTGGCTGCTATGTTGTCAATTATGGTTCATTATAATCAAATCCTAAATTTAAAGTATGGAGGAATTATTAGTCGTGTGCCGTGTCCGACCATTGAAAGAGAAACTACCGAATGGCGTAACCGACAAGACGTACTGAACAAGTTTATCACGCAGATGATTGTGAGGGCAGCTGCCAACGAAGAAGAACGATACCAATATGGTCTCAATGTTATTTCAAACTCGTATATTGATTGGTATAACACTAACGTTAGAATGACAAAGAATCACAATGTGGAACAGATTATGACAAAGTTTGAGAACAGTGCTTTGCAGAAGTTCCTTAAGCGTCAGATTGATGGTTCAATTATCTTAATTAAGCACCGATTAAGAGAGTCGGTGACTGAGCCGCTTAGATACGGTGAGCAAATGGTCTCCTTGGGAGAAAAGACATCATTAACTCCGCAAGAGCAAGAGATGCTAGTCAAAGATAAGGCTGAAAGTGCGAAGATTCAAGAACAAATCATGGATTCATATAAAGAATGTGATCTTGACCTAAAGGTTGCCGGAGCATTTAAAGCCAGAACGCCTATTGTAGAAAATAATATTCAACAGCCGGTTGATGCATTCCAAATGGAATTAACTAAACTAAATGAAAATGTGGAAATAATACCACAGGGTGTTTCCGATAGCTATGGTAAATATAATGTTAAAAATATTAAGTCTGTACCCGCAGATGAAAATAAGACGATGTTCGATGATAGTTCCCTGAAAACACCGGAAATTCAGCCTGAGCAATTGAATGCACTTAATAATCTGATATTTACATTCAAAATATAAGCGTGTGGATGAGCTTCCACCAACAACCTATTTTTTGATTATGTTTGTTTGTGTTTGTTTGTTTGTGTTTGTGTTTGTTTGTGTTTGTTTGTGTTTGTTTGTGTTTGTTTGTGTTTGTTTGTGTTTGTTTGTGTTTGTTTGTGTTTGTTTGTGTTTGTTTGTGTTTGTTTGTGTTTGT